TTTGTTTCTTCCATTTCATGCCCTTCTGTTATATTGATTCTGACCAAATTGGTATAAATCTACCATCTTCAGTTTTCGTATATGTCAGTATACCATCTCCCATTCTGCGTGTCAACTCAGCCTTTGTGGGAGTAATATCATTTGTTATTAAGTTATCTTTTCTTGGTCTGCCAATATGATATGTAGCCAGTATATCACGAATGTCTCTTACTTGCGATTCGGAGTAGTATGATCTTATTTGCCATCCTCGTGCTCCACCCTTTTGTGATCCAGTTGGAAATGGTATAACTCCACGCTTCATTAATGAAGGCATATATTTTTTATGCCTATTAACAAGATCAGCAGTTTCTCCAACCGTGTATGCTCGTTCTCTTTTAGTTTTAAAATCATTTATTAAACAACTTTCCAATCTATCTTTATTAATATTATAAATTGACATAATGCCATTAGATCTGTTATAATGCACAATTCTAACAAGATCTTTATTTAAAAACCAAACCTTTTTATTTCCAGGTATTATAGGGGCGACATTGTAATCTTCGCTCGTTCTGTTTCCTTTTTTAACAGCCATCGACCTTCCTCCGAATCAGACGGCGGATGAAAAAACTTTCTTGATCCACATACCAAGCAATATATCTCTAAATGTGAGATTGAATTGTAAACTCTGTCTATTAACATTTTGCGAAAACATTTTGTACATTTGATCATTAATTAGGTATACCAACGATAATTAAATTAACACCAACAGAAACGTCTCCATTTACATTAAAATTAACTACCCCGTCTACCCTTGATGTTGTTATTGACTTTATTACAACAGTTATATTTTTACCAGCATCTGTTCCGCCTATATTTACTGGACTTGCAGTAACTATTGGAGGATATTTAAATTCTGGTTTAAGAGGATAAGAAAAATCTTTTTGTCCACCAACGCTCTGGCTACCTTTAAAAACATCAACATATCCACCAACTATTCTTGTTTCAGATATCTTAACACTTTGAGACGGCAATCCAGGAGAATCTACTGTAACATATTTATAAATTGCGGGGGATATCTGAACAGATAAATCATTAATAGCCCCAACTATTTCAGAGATATACGAAACATCTATCGGTTGTCCTGGTTCTGGTGATGGTATTTTTGCCATTATTCCTCCTGTCTAATTATATCAGACTACCCTGGTTTTCAAATAAGGTAGAATTCTCAAATCTTTCTAATGGGATTGTACTTGTTTGTACTGCAACATTTATATATGTTTTACTTAAATCATAAACAATTGAATAATTTGTTTGTGATGTTTTTGCATAATACTGCCATTCTCCACTATTCCACTTTACATACAAAAAATATTCTTCTACCGAACTCTGTGGCTGCCATGCCAAATTAATAACTCGATTATCTGTGTCTATAATAATACTATTAAGTATTTCTTCTGGAGTATCTTCTGCAATAATTTTATATACTGGAGACCAATGCGAAGTTCTATTTTTATCTTCAGAAATAAACCTATATCTCAAAACATATTTTTTGTTTTCTCCAAAAAATCCAGGTAACTTAGATTTTGGAATTATAACTTTTTTAATTCCATTATCTGGTGTAGGCATTACTGCACATCCAAAGCAAATCTAAATTCTATGTAATTGCTTGTATTTGCTGCTTTAATAATTGTTTCTGCATTTGCATTTTTTAAAACAGTATATCCAGTCATTCCATAGATTGGGTTTGTTGTAGATACATTTTCAAACCTAATAGCATCCAAACCAATATAAAAATCTTCAGATGGAGATCCATTGTTAATTACAGTTGAATATATTTTTACAATAGAGACATTGTTCCATGTGAAACCAGTGGTTTTGTATAATTCTTGTAATTGTTTAGTTACTACATGATATCTGTTTGTTGAAAAATTATAATCTCCTGCTTCCATTATTACTTCAAATCTGGCAGACTCTCCACTTCCAGCCGTGTCGCTTTCTGCAAATTCTAATAATATCCTTATTTCATCAGGAACAATAGATGGATCTGGATCTTTATTGATAATGCTAAATGCTAGTTTAATTTGATCAGTTGGCGCATTAGAGTTAAAGTCTAGACCCACACCAAGAAGGTGAATGTGGTTTGAGCCTGTTCCTATATCTAAATTGTCTCCAGATATTGTTAAGTTTGCAGAGTCTCCCCTTAACATAACTATATTATTATAAAAACGTGCTTTTTCATATCTTGAAATTCTATCAGCATTTGTAAATAATCTGTTGTCGGAGTTTGTTTGAAATGCACTATATGTTTGATTAATAACATTATCATTATTTGTTCCATCTAGTGGTTCATAAGTTATTGGCAACCCTGTTGCAGAAGTTTGATCATGATATTCCCAATTTTCATTTACAGTAAATGCAAATAATGTTCTACTATCATATGCTCCAGCAGATGGGTTTGCTCCAGCAGAGTAAACTCCGACTTCAGAAATCTCATATCTTTCATCTGTTGGAAGTTCTGCTGTAAGAACTATTTTATCTAATCCATCTTCATTTACATAACCTCTAGAAGTAATTGGAACTCTAAACATTTCAAAATCTAATGATTGTTTTTCAGAATAGTCTCCAAAATTTTGGTTTGTTGCTAAAGGTTTGGCACCGCAGCCTTTAGCAAGGTATGAGGCATACGACGGAGCCTGTCCAATTAGATATTTTGCCAATATGCCTTTGCCTGTGTTTGTAATCATGGATTCACCTCGTATATTGTATCATCTAATACCTGTCCATCTGATATTATTGATATTTCTACCTGCTCATCCCGTCCTAAATTAACTACATTTACAACAAGGTTTCCAGTTTCTGTGTCTATATAGACTATAGAGCAATTTGGACCAGTGCCACAGGATGGGACCTTGCTTGAAAAGTTGATGGGAAATTTTTTAAAATAATTTGAATCGATATCTTGTAATGCTAAAATATTTTGCGGATTATATTGAAAATATAAATTAGTTAAATTTTTTATTGGTTGATAAGAAACATTTTGACCATTGATGGTGTCAGACCGTACAATATTAATTAGTTCTTGACCACCTATATTTTCAAATATAAGATCTGTCATTATCTCTATAGGAGTAGTCTCATCATCAAAAAGAATAATATCTGGCGTTGCCGCCTTAACATTTTGTTTTTCTAATTGTGGATTAGGACTTGAGGATGGCAAGTCTGGAGTACTATTTACTGATGCCAAATTACACCTCACTCAAATACAAAGTCATTTCTGGCCCGTCATAATTTTTTAAATATTCCATATGATAAACCACAAACCTTTTTTCTTCTGATGCTATTATATCAGTTCCTTCATTATCTTTATATTTTATATTTACTAAATCTCCCAACTGAATTGTTGGATTAACAAAAATCTTAACACCTATATTTTTTCTAGGCTTTAACATTTTATTAATCATCCATCCCATTAAATCATTTGCATCATCATTTGACTGAACGTATAAGGTATCTAAAGAAAATTCTTTTTTGCCGTATGTCATCCTGCTTGTTTTTATTTTATCGTAATCTATTGCGGATCTAATTGGAGAAATAATTAATCCATCCTTGCCTATTGCTGGATCAGAAAAATTTGCATTTTTTTCAAAATATGAATCAACACTTAATTGATCGCCTGACTCTTGTGTAAAAGTAATTCCCTGAATTCTTAAATAATTACCACTTGTCTCATCAAGGTTAAGAGATGTATCGGTAGCATTAAATACCATAAACTCTGCACCGTAAGAACCTGCCTTAAATCCAGAAACTGCATATCCTTTTATTCTATTAAAGGTTGGAGATAGTTGAGCATAAAGTGCTGGGTACGCCTTATCATATTTAATTTTTAAATATGAGGCCTCTCGCATAATTGTTCCAAACTCATCAAAGTAAATATTAAATGAGGGTGGCTGACTCATATTAATTCCAGATAAATAAGTTGACTGTACCATTCCAGACATTGCATATTTTCTAAAAGATTCATTTGTCGTTATATGTTCATCCCCAAACGCTGCAGCAATTGGAGTATCTAGTTCTGATGCTGTATTTTGGCTATAGTTGTTAGTAAGTGCATAAACATTTTCAAACATACACTTTGAACCGCCACGAACAAATAATGCCATATTATTATAAATTGGCAAAGGAGAAGAATCATCAATAATTTTAACTAAATTATTATTTATATATAAATAAAACCTTCTTGATGATCCTATGTCTTGATACTCTACTGCAAGATCGTATACCGTTGGATTTTTCTCACCAAGCATTCTTGATTGACCAGTAAACGCTCCATCATCAACTGTAATGCTGGCAAGTCCACCCCAAAGTTTTATTGGAATTGCTTTTCCATTTGGGTCAGAATAAACTTTATAAAATATTACGTTATGAAGATTATCTATTTCTGAAGAATATTCACTTACATTTTTTTCTGTTAAAGCAACAATTTCAAAATAATATCCAACATTCGTATTAGGATTAATCATAACAGCAATACCGCCAGATCCTCCAGAAATATTTAATTGTTGGTTTGGCTGACTTCCAGGTAAAACATATACTGGTACAGATCCGATGGGGGTCTGTTCTTTGGTATCGCTTATTTCAAGTTTTCCTATAACTCTCATTCTTGTGCCAAAATGTTTATATTTATTATCTAATGGTTTATATTGATAAGAAACAAAGTTTAATGGAGTTTCTGTTGTACTAAAAGACGGCCCACCCATTACTAACGCAGAAGCCTGAATAGATCCTGTTTGAGTAGACTTATTTGTATTATTTTCAGATTCATTAACATATGAATGAGATAAAAAGTTTTTGATTATACTAGACCTAACTGTTTCTTTTGCTCTAGAATTATTAACTCCAGCCTGTCCTGTAGTTAAATTTTTAGTCTGAATTGCAGCATTATCTAAAATATCATATCCAACCCTATAAGCGTCTTCTATTGTTCCAATAGGATGTGCTGCTTTTAATTCATCTAAGGTGCTATAGTTTGCTTTTATAGTTACCTGATTATTATTTGTTTTAACAACCCATTGATTTAAAATTTGATCCCAAACATATATTTGTCCGCTCACCAAACCAAATAGATGTTTTGATTCCATATTCATTCCACGAACGTATAGGTCGTCTTTCCAATGCGAGTTTAACCCAGCATCATGCGAAACTATTTTAGTACCAAATTGTCCACGTCCATGTCTTGCAACTGATCCATTTTTCATTACAGTTATACCATTAACTTCTTCATATTTGGGTTCAGCATATATTCTTATAAGTCCAGTTGGATAAATTTTTCCATTGAATGCAAGTTTAGACATATAGTCTTGATATTCTTGATTACTGCTAATCCAAACATTTCCAATTGCACCAACAGTTTGAGAAGTATATATTGGCTTTCCATTATTATCTTGTGTAACTATAATTTTTTCTCCGCCAGGAATGCTGTATTGCACTGCATCAAATTTTATAATCTCACCATTAGCATAAAAATATCCATTATATCTACTTAACCAATAAACTGCTTCTCCTAAATCTATAACGTTATTAGCCAATCTATTACCCACCACCTCTGGCACACTGGCAGATAAATTAGAATTTAATGGAATTGCGGATAGGTTATACGCTGACTGATCTGAAGTTTCATTATTAATTGATCTTGCATTTTTGCCTCCAACAATTTCCCAAAGCAAAACTGGTTTATATATCCAATTTTTTGCAGCAGCAGCATTGTCTATCATTGATGCTTGTTTAATGCTTCCGTAAGATCTTTGTATATATCTTGTGTCATAATTAATTACTCCATCATTATATATAGTTTTATCCTCTGATGCTATTTCAATAATATTTGCAAGTTTATCTTGAGAGTTAGCATTTTCAATAACACCGCTATCTATAAAATCATTTGATCCAAAAATTGTTGTATCTATATTCCTATCATTAATTGATGGAATCATATAATTTTTACTCATCATTACAAAATTATTATATTCATCAAAAAACATTGCAGTCTGTGTTGAAATTGCAAGATCATTTAAAATCTCAGCAATACTTTTATCTGGGGGAATAAAGAAAAATGGAATAATTAGTTCTTTTTCTCCAGCCACCCTTTTAAATACATAATTAGAAAATCCTATAGAATCTAAAAGTAAAGAAATAGCATAACTAAGAGATACTCTTGGGACCAACATTTCTGGTGCTTTGATTGACTCAAAATAAAAATACATATCTCTTAATGAAAGGCTTACCTTTCTATCAGAATAAGATATAGATGGAAATCCTTCAGAGTACATAGTTTTTATTGGAACAAAATAATCATAGCCATCAACATTTACGACAATATCATAAAACTTAATTTGTATATTGCTTGACGTATAGTTTTTGATAATGCTTAATTCATTATTTTCATTAAAAGAATTGTCGTAATCAAATATTTCTAACGTTCCATTAGATGCTAATAATTGTCCTACTGGAAGTCCACTAGTTCCTAAGTCAGATGCAGTTTTTGAAACATTAAAACTTACTACCTTTTCTGATATATCGGCACACAATCTTGGTGAAAGTTCTATAAGATCAAAAGTAGAATTTATTTTATTCATTGTATCAACTACAACTCTTAGACCTTTTATATATTCAAATTCACGATACATATTTTTGTTTTCTGATGTAGAAATAAATTTTGGCGGATCTACAAAATCTGTGACAAAGTTAGTTAAACGATTTACAGTTTCTTCTTCTAATAACCACCCATATTCTGGGGTAAAAACCTGCCAAGCATTTTCAAACCATATGTGATATTGTCCAATATCTGATTCATTTTCTTTAAGTAAATATGCATAACCATTAATAGATTTTTCTGGAAGGAATGAAGCATTTGTATATTCCTCTGCCCTTACAAAAGAATCTCTATATTTATCTGGAACAATCAAACCATAAGATATTTCTATATACCCATCGTCTTTAATTATTGCAGTACCGTCTCTTCTTGTAGTTCCAGAATTAAAAGATATAATATCTATCCAATTATTATTTTGCAAAGATTGGACCTTCCATTTTACGGGTGTAGTTTTATTTAAATCACCATATAGTGGATCTGAAAATGAACCAGACTTATTAGAAAAGGGTCCAAGGTCGACGGAACCTACATTTGTCTGCATTTTTATTACAACTCTATTTGCAGGCACTGGATTTTCATATACTATAAATGGTGCTGTATCTTCTATATAGTTTTGTCCATTTACTACTTTATTTGCTATACCTCGCAAGTTTCCAGAATCAGTTCTAAAGGAAGTCCAGTATTTAAAATTATCATTTTTATCTGCCATATAGTATCGTGGTCTATTTGACATACTCATATTAGAATGATGAAATTTTTTCCATGGAAAATACACTGCTTTGTTTATTCCAGATCTTGGTCTAAATTTTTTAAAACAATCTTCTAAAGAATATAACATTTTATTTTTTTTATTTTGTTCTAATAAAAACCATGGTTCTGCGTTACCATCTGGATCTATTCCACCATCAATCCTAACATCTGCATCCGTTGCTCCAGTATAAAAATTACCTATGTCGTTTACATCAAAAGTTCCTGGAACTGTTTTATATTTATCAGATATATCAGATGCTGGTCTGTATCTATAATTACCTATTCTAAAAATATTATTTGCAATATTCATATTCCATTCTGCTATAATTGCAGATTGACTACGTATTGTAGGAGAAGTCTCCAAGTGTAGTTTAAGATCTTCGTTATTAAACATTATACCTCTTCCAGAGATACGGATATATTCCAAAAATCATAATTGCTGTTGCCTCTTTTTACAACACTATAACTAAAATTAGAAAAATACATTTGTATTAATTGATTATATTGTGGTAGATGTGCATAAGCAGCACTATCTTTTCCAAAATTAGAGTATTTGTCATACGCCAGATATACCCAAAATGGTCCTTGATGTTTTTCGTGCCAATCGAGAATTTCTACTCCTCCTGCGCCTCCGTCAGTTGTGTACTCTAAATTATTTGACCCAGAGTGCGGAGATATTCCTGTAGTAGGATTAAAATCTGGTATTGTAAAATATGATCTAGACGGCAACATGTCCCATGATGTAGATATTGTTAATTTATCTGCTATATGATATGAACGCATTCTTCCATTTATCATTCTTTCTCTTTTTTCAATTCTCTCATTAGAAAAATCAATAGAAGATCTATTATCATCAGACAATATTAAAAATTGATTATATGTAGAGTCATCACTTTCAGAGCCTGGATCTTGACCCACCTCTAAACCGTTTGGAATATATAAACCATTAAGTAAAGTTCCAGAATTTTCAGACCATAGCATAGCCTGTGGTCTGCCATACTTTTTCCTTCCTGTCATGTATGTTGATGTTGACATTATAATCTGGCTCCTCTAAGTCTCTTTGCATCTACCTGCTTAATATGTGTCATTACTGCTTGTGCAATTTCATCTGGATTTGCATCTGATTTAACGTTGATACTAATACTATAATTATACACTGAATCTCCAACTGCTTCACCATTATTGATTGCTCTCATTTTATCAACACCATAGTTTTGTACAGCGTATTTACTCATAACAAATTCTCCTGGAGTAAGCATTGCTGGAACAGTATCTGTTTTATATGGTTTAAAGTTTACTAAATTACCTTCATTAAAATATGAAGCAAAGCCTCCGTTAGCGTAATTAATACTTGGAATTAAGCCACCACTTGCACATATAACCATTCCATTTGATAATGTAACGCAATCTGAATTTTCTGATGCTTGGGCATTACCTGCTGCAATAATTTTTGCCGCTTCTTCTGCGTCTGCCTTTGCTTTGGCTGCTGCTGCTATTGCTTCTGCAGTTAGTAGCCCATCTCCGCCTAAATCTGTGTTACCACTATTTCCGTTGCCATTGCCGTTTCCATTGCCTTCACCGCTTTGATTGACAGGAACACATTGGCCACTTGCATTTTTAACAAAACCTGTAGGGCAAGAGGTGGTGACAGGAACACACTGACCACTTGCATTTTTAACAAAACCTGCAGGGCAAGTATTATTACCTCCGCTACTTCCGTCACTTCCGCCAAGATTAATCGTTGTTATATATCTAGTAATATTTTCTGTAATGTTTCTTATTTCATTTATAATATGATTTGTAGTAACACTTTCTGGAATTGAATTAATTGTATTTAAAATATTTTGCCAGGATAAATCAGTTGCTGCTGCGGAAGCCTCTGCTGCTGCTAAAGAAATTGCATAATCTTCTGCTAATTGCTCAATATCAATTAACTTATCTACTGTCTCTTCCCACTTCTCTAAAGTCATTCCAGTGCTGTCATCTAAATCAACTGCTTCATCAACAATAGATTGTAAATAGGTCTCTTGAGATGCTAACTCTGTATCTTGTTTTTCTAATGTTGAAAGAATATTCTTTTGTGCAGTCAACTCATTATTAATAGTTGTTAGTTCACTATTTAATTTTGTTATTAGTGCATCATGATTTTTATTAATTTTCTCAATTTCTAATGTACGTTCTTTATCTAATCTAGTAATTTCTGTCTTAGCAGCCTCTATTGCTTTTTCTAATTTTAATCTTTCTGGATCGTTTTCTAGTTTATATATTGCTTGCTGGATCTGGAACTGTCTTTCGGATATTTGCTCTCTAGTCATTCCAGTTTCTGCACCACGCAACGCTCCAAGTTCGTTCTGTCTTGCCTGCTCTATACCTGACATTTGAGCATTCATCATTCTTTCTTGTTGAGAGGCTCTCATTTCTTGTGCTGCACGTGCTGCTGCTGCTATATCACCTTGAGACAATGCATCTGCTAAACCAAGTTGCTGCTGCTGACTTTCTGCAATATCTTGATTAATTTGAGATACTTTTTCTAATGCCTCAACTTGCTTATCATATTTTTCATTTATCTTGTCTGCAGTATGATCCATGATTGCAAGGTCATTGCTTAATTTATCAGACTCTTTATTTAAATCCGTAATTTTATCTTCATAATTTAATTTAATGTTATCTTCAAGATCTTTAATTATATTTTCTTGTGTCTCAACTAGTTTGTCATATTTATCATTTGCATCGTCAAGAGCCTTTTCTAAGTTATCTTGTGCACTCTTTAATTCATCTTGCTTTGCACTATATCTTGCTTGCATAGCAGACAATGCTTGCTGTCCAATCTGCATAGTCTTTGCCAAATCTATTCTCTTCTTTTGTATACCCTTTAAAGTTTCTCCTGGTGCAACTTGAGGAACTGCAACACCAGCAGCCTTATATCTTGCTGCTACATTTGCGACTGCTTGCTGTCCAATATTTTTACCAGCAATAGTTTTACCATCTTTTCCTGTTCTGCTTGCAGTGCTTATGCCTGGAAGTTCTCCTATTGTCATATTAGAATATATATTTTTTCTAACTTCCATTACACGTTTTGCTGATTCAAACCCAGCCTGTGCTTTTTCCGCAGGATTTTTAGAAACAAAATCCATTATTAATTTAATATTAGAGTTTGCCTTGATTGCATTTAAACCATCAACTATTTCTTTTAGTCTATCCCTTGCTCCTTCTGCATTTGACTCATAATCTTTCATAGCAGAAATCGCTGCAGCAAGTTGATCAGGATCACCGATCATATCAAGCATTGCGCCTCTAGATAAACCTATTCCTTCCTTAGACATATTTCTAAAGAATTCTAAAACCTGTGGAATCTGTTTAACATTTGCTGCCTGCTCTTGAGCCTGAAGACCCTTAGCAATAAGACCATTAATTCTTTCTCTAAGAATAACTTGATTATTTAAAGCAGCGTTAGTTTCAAGTTCTTTTTGTGTAATTTTTCCATTAGCAATTGCCGATGTTGTATATTCGTCTTGAAGAATTCTTTCAATTGAGGTAGCATCATAACCTAACGCAGATAATTTTCTTCTTACTTCTTCCTGTTCATTTAATATTGTTAATGATTTACCTGCAGCAGAATTAAACTCTCCTACAATTGCAGCGTCAAATGCTTTTGCCATTGCCACTGCGTCAAACTTTTTATTACCTGTTTTTTCGCCTTGAGAAAGAACTACATCACCAATTTTTGCATTTTTGCCCATTAACTTTCCAGTAAACGGATTTATAACTCTTCCTTTATTTTTCCCTTTAGTGACTTTCTTTGATGCAGTTCTCATCCAGTTAGCCTGCTCTTTAGCGTCCATACTCATTATCCAGTCTGAGAATTGTCTACTATAACCCTTAGCCCCAAGTTGTTGCTCTATACCAATAAATCTATTTTTAACTGACTTAGAACCAGAATCTGCTAGTGCTCTATTTAATTCCTTAATTCCTCCAGCAGCATTAATTGCCGCATTTCTTACAGCCTTTAGTCTCTTAAGTATTTCTTCATATGGGTCTTTCTTCTTACCTGTGTCGTTGCCAAGTGGATCCCCTGTTGGATCTTTAACAAGCAATTCTCCCTTTTCACCAACATATGTAAATGATCCTGCTGCTGCAATATTTGAGGCCTGCTGTGATGCATCTCCTTTCATTAATGTTTCGTATGTATTTTTATAAATATATTCATAAAGATATGTTTGTCTTCCACCGTCGGAACCAGCATTAGCCTTTTCTCTTGCTATTCTTTGTGCATAATCTATACGTGCCTGTTCATCAGCAAAAACAGTTTCATAAATTGTTTTATATTTTGAAATTGCTTCTTTCTTCGCTACATCTGGAAGTTTGTCCCAATTTTTCCATTGCGAAATAAGATTTTCTATTCCAGACTTTGACATACCAGACATTCCTTTACCAGCACCTTCTTCAAAATATTTAAAGATTGCTTCTTTAGTTGTTACATCTGGCATAGCCTCTATTTTTGCTAAGTCATTAGATAATTTTTCTAACAATTCCATTCCTATTGGCTTGCCATTTGCATCTTTCATACTTAAAAATGCTTCCATGTTAACTTCATGTCCATCAAGAACAGATAGTTGTGCTAAGGTTTTTCCAATTTTATCAAATTGCTTTGGATCCTTATTTACGATATTTGTTACCATAGTTGATGCCATTTCTTTATTTTCAAAACCAGTAAAGAAGTCCATCATTTCTACAGTTTTCTGTGCACCATGTCTTTCAACGCCAAGTGTTAGACTTGAAGATAAGTCATCTAAATTTCCAGCAAACAACTCAAGCAAAGCATTATTTTGTTGAGGATTCAATATTCCATTTGCCATCATGAATCCTAGTTGTACTTCTAACTTTTGAGCCTGGTCCTGATTTTTAAATCCTTGTTTAGCATATTGTCTCTTATCACTAATTTTTGCATTTCGGCTCAATGCATCGGTTGCCATTGTTTCAAACTCTGTGCCCTTAAATCTATCTTTAACCATTGATTTCATTGAATCAAAGTATGCATCTTCTCTTGGCTCACCAAGTGACCAAGCGCCAGCCTGAACATTTTTTTCAAAATTGCTTAATTCTTTTTTGTATTGATTGCCTACTAGGCGATTCATTTTTTCTATATCAATAATCATATCTTTTTCTAATTGAGCAATTTTATCTTTAATTTCTAATTGTTTTTCTAAAACAGTTGTTTGTGCTAATTGTTTTTGTAATATCTGAATTTGTTTTTTGTATTGCCATTCTGTGGCATCTGCTTGTGCTTGTGCTATTTGTAAATTATTAATACTTACTGCTGCTAATTGTGCAGATTCTGTTCTTCCTGAAAGTCCTTGTCCCTGTGCAACCTTTAACTTGTTGGTTAAAATATTAGATCGTTTTTCAGTTTGAGCAACAATATTCATTCTGGTTTTAAGTGGTTGATTTAATATATCTTGTCCATTTGGACCTATTAAACCACGAAGTTCTGCTTGAATATTTGTAGTATAAGTTCTGCTTCCTAATTGAATACCTATCTGTTCTGCAATACTTGATGCTTGTTCAGATGTTAAAACTCCGTCTGAAACATATGTTGCTAGTTGTAGTCCAAAATCTTGTGCTGCTTGCTTTGACCCAAATAAAGCCATATTGTCAACAAAGCCTTTAGCCATCGCTTTACCAACTTCAGACTCTAAGAATGTATCGCCAAATAGTTGTCCTGCACGATTTACATCATTGTAGTCATTAAAAGATCCTTTAGAGCGAACTTCTTCCATAGCACGTGAAGCGCCAACCTTATCAGTTATTTGACCAATCTTATCCATCTTTGAGGTTGTGGCAGAAATTGAATCAACAAATACAGCCTGTTTTTTTGCAGCATTTTCAAAGTGCTTATTTAATGCAAACAAACTTCCGCCAATTGCAATGGTAGCAGTAGTTATCCATCCAACAGGACCCATACCAGCAAACATAGGAGCCATACCAGCAATTGCTGATGCTCCCATAAGCCCCATACCAGCACCCATGTTTCCAGACATCATCATACCCATACCAGCAGTTCCTAAAGCCATTGATGCACCGCCAGAGAATCGTGATACCTTCTCTTGTCTTAGTTGTCTTCTTTCTTGCTTTTCTAGTCTTGCCTTTTCTTTTGCTGTTTGGGGGGCCTGCTTAAGAGCCTGAGCCTGTAGGCGAAGATTTGCCTTTGCCATTTCTGCTTCAGTTCTTTGAGTTCTTATTTTTTGAATTGCCCTTTGAATTTGAGTTTCAGTTAATTTATTTTCTTTTCTCAATAACCTTTCTTTTGCAAGAAGTCCTGCATTAATCCTCCTTTGTGCTGTTTTACTTAATTGATCTGGAGATGTAATTCTTGTACCGTCTCCCGCATCTCTTCCAGGCAGAGAATACGCCAAACGACCAACCTGAGTTCTAGTCATTACTCTCTTTGTTGGAGTTTCTGTAACCTTTAAATTATCCCCGACTTTTCCTGTTGATGGAACTGCACCCATGGGTCTTGATTCGGTATTAGCAACATTAAGTTTCTTTGCTGTTCCTTTTGCTCTGTCTACTAAATACTCTCCTGCTTTTGCAAGAACTGCTCCTGAATTGGTGGCAGCCAAATTCATAACAGCGCTTGGCTTAATGCCTGTGTCTTTAAGAACTGCAGAGACTGCTCTAGGCATTTTTAGGTCTGCTGGCAAAAGTTTTGCTGGTACAGAATTACCCTTATTTTTATGTGCAATAACTCTTTGATCTAACTCTGCTGCTTTTGCAACCAATAGTCTTTCTGCTTTGGTGGCTGGATGCACATTTTTAGACATAAACTCTGCTGCTCTTCTGTAATCTTTGATTTCTTTAGCACTCAATCCAATAGACTTATTTTTTTCTTCCCAATCTAAAATATTAGAATGTCTTGTTGTTGCAGTCATAAATCTATTTAAGAGATGGGAATCATATTGAGCATATCCTGTAGCAAACTTTATGGCATCTCTTCCACCTATTCCTAATTTAGATGTTGCATCTAGATGAGACAATTCTGGCTTTAGTTTTTTCTTTATTTCTGCAGCACTATATCCCAAAGAAAGCATTGTCTTGCCAGTACGAGTTTTTAAGGGGTCTCCGAGTCGTGCTAAATACCTTGCTTCTTGTTTGGCTGCTTCTGGCCTAACTATACCAGAAAGAATTGACTTTCCTCCACCAGCACCTTTGCCAGTAGATCTTAAATCTGTTACAAAATGGTCTAAAGCAGCAAACCTTCCACTAAACTTGCCTCCAGCAACAAAAGAACCATTTCTTTCTGTGGCGCCCATTCTATATAATAAATTCTTAATTATTTGTTCTTTTGTTCTTGCATATTGAGATCTTCCTTCTGGGTCTGCTTTAAATTTATCAAAGTCCTTTGGATGAACATATCTAATTTCATCTCCGACCTTAACTGGAATCATCTTTTGAGTTTCTCTTAAGAAAGAACTTTGTCTCGGTTTGTTAAATGTTTTTTCAGTTCCATCTGGCATTTTTGCAGAACCGCCAAACCATGCTTTTTCTACAACCCTTCTTCTTTCTGGATCTAGTTTGTTTAGTTCTTTAGCAAATGCAATATTTGCGTCTCTTCTTAATTTTCTTACAAGTTTATCTTTTTGTGTTTGATCTCCGATTACAAATTTACCAAGATGTTTCTCAACTGCAGATTGTTTCGCATCTCCACCCAGTCCAGTTGAATACTTAGGAATATTTCCTCCTGCTCTTACGTGTGCTGCATGAACAGCCTTCCAGTCTGCTTTTAATCCACCTTCTAATCTTTTTATTACATTTGCATATGCTTGTTTTTCTATAGGATCTAGTCCTTGGAAATTTTTGCTCTCTGATATTGTTTTTTTATAAAGTGGCAGCACTCTAGCAATTTCTTTTTTCATGGCATTTTCATATTGTGTTGGTGTCATCTTTGCTGCTAAAGCAGATGTTTCTTGAGCAAAGAACTTTTTAGCCCCGCCCTTAACTCCAAGGGTATTAATCATTGCCATTTCTTGCATCGAGGGTAGATTTAAATTCGGAACTCTAAGGCCAGACGCTCTATCATAAATATAGGCATTTCCTGCATCTGGTATATTTCTTCCAGATACATTGCTTCTTGATAAATCTCTATCAACTCTAATAGTTGATGCAACTAATTGTTTTACCATGTCAGACTGACTAAATTTACCCGTCATCTGTTGCGGAGAAAATCTTGGATCATATTTTGAAACAAGAGCCAAATAAGATCTTTTTCTTTCTGGATCTGTAGGATCTATTATTTTTTCAATTCTTGATTTTGGAGCATTGGCATTGTGAAGTCTTGTAAGTTCATTTGCTCTAATATCTGCTTTTGCAGTAGACTCATTCATTGTTGGTTTAACTACAACTAACTGCCCGTTTGGTTGTTTATATACTCCGCCAACTCCTCTTACTGGAAAACTTCTTCCATCAAAACGTTCCATTATTTGTCCAAAATCTTTTGCTTTTACTTTTGACCATTTTCCAGAATTTGCTTCTTGAGAAATTTTTTCTGCAATCATTCTTGATTGAGTAACATCTGCAAATCTTTTTGGCATACCAATATCCACTGCACCAGATTGTTTAGTAGAGTGGGAGCCCTTAAATGGATTTAGTCCTACCCTAAATCCAGGAACTTTATCCTGAAACATTGCAGTAATTAATCCACGATGCTTCTCAGCAGTTTTAGCAGGAATAATTGCTTCGCCAGGAGAAACTAATGCTGGTACAACATCTCCTGCACCTTTTGGACCTGGAACACTTACTACACCATCTTCAAAACCTGTTGGACCTTTTGGCAACTTAGATACTGCTGCTGCTGCGCCACGGGCACCTCCAGCAAATAGTGCTGGATTTTGTGCTGCCATTGCTCTCATTTGAGTAGACATTGCACCATATGCTGCAGCCAGTTGCATTGCTGCTGTTTTTTCAACATTAAATACTTGCGTTAATCTTGTGTGAGTATTGTGAAGTGCTTGACCTGCTGCTTGCTGTTCCAACTGCTCTTGAGTAACATAGTTAAACCCAGCCCCTAAAACATTTGTTTGTCCATTTAATCTAGCAATTCCACCCCTTATTGTTGCAAATAACTTAATCAGGTTAGCCAAACCATTGGCCAACAAACCAAATGTCATCAATACTATTGGACCTAAACCAGCAACCACGCCTACAATAATTGCTATAACTTTTTTAGTTTGATCTGATAATCCATTAAATTTTTCAAATAATTTTCCAAAAAACTTAACTATTGGAGTTATTGCCTCAAGAAATGCCTTACCCAATGGCATAATATCTTGCTTAAACTGTTCGACTGCTGCTTGAAATTTTGTTCCTACCGCATCTTCTACCTTCTTCATTTCTCTCTCAGATAGAACTGCTAACTCTTCTACAGACGATCCAGCAAGGTCTAAGGCTCTGGCTGCCTGAGTTCCATCTTTAGATACGTTCTGAAATAGTGTTGATAGACGGGCAAACTGGAACTTACCAAATAATTGCTCAATAGCACGAGCACGATTAAGCGGATCTAACGTATCCAATGCTCTGGCAAAGCCAACAACAGTTCCCTTTATGTCTCCTTGGTTGGCCTCAACAATACCATTTATATTAACTCCCATTTCGCCAAGCATTTTGCTTGCTTTCTCTGTTGGGTTAATTAAAGAAGCAAGACCAGACTTAAGTGCGTTAGCGCCTTGTGATGCATTAATACCGCCTTCTTTCATAGCAGTTAGGAAGAATGCAAGATCTTCTACAGTACCACCTAATTGTTTTACAACTGGAGCAGCCTTTGGAATTGCTATAGTTAAATCTTCAATAGAAAGAACTGTCTGGTTTTCTACTGCGTTTAAAAAGTTAATCTTACTTGCTAGTTGTTCTGTAGAAAGACCAAATGCGTTTTGTAAAGAAATTGTAGTTTCAAGAGCCTGTTGTTGTTCTACCTGTCCAAGCACAGCAAGTTTTGTTGCAGTTTTAACCTGTTCTTCTAATGCTTTTCCTGAAAAGCCTGCTGCTGCTGCAGTCGCAGCCATTTCAACAGTATCTTTAACTGCAACACCATATCGAGTAAACTCTTCCGCAAGCATCCTAATGTTAGATAATGCTTGTTCGACTTCTGCATCATTTGTAAAGGCATCTCCATAAACACGTCTAAATTTAACTGTTGCTTTTTCAAGATCTCTAAAAGCCTTAGCAGCATATCCTCCAAGTAGTGCCAAAGGCATAGTTAAACCTACCATCAACTGACGACCAGCCCACTGAGTATTCTTACCAAAGTTTAATAGTTGTGTAGATCCCTGCCTGAGTAATTGATTTAAAAATTGTTGTCTTTGTGCTGCATATTGTATTCTGGTTCCCAATTCAGTAAATCTACCATTGGCCATCATTAAGGTCTTCGGCATTATTCTTAATGCTTCAACAAATCCACCTTGGGATTTAGCCATTTGAATATATTGTGCCTGTAGTGCCTTTACTCTATCTCTACGAGCACGATTAATAATTTCTCGCTCTTGTGCAAATGCCCTGCTTAAAACCCTTGTGTTGGCCGTAGCAGCAGCCATACTATATCTGTAGTATTCACGAAGGGAAAATTTATTTTTTTCTAAGGCACTTGTAAATGCCATAGTGCTTGATGCAACTTTGACTTGGCTTGCTGCAAATTTTCCAGTAGCCCCAACAGCCTGCATTAGTTGAGCATTTAAACCTTTTTGTGCATTTGCTGCAGCAAGGTTTCCCTCAGCAAGTGATTGATGAAACTTACTGAGGCCTGCCTGTAATGCTTTTAGTTGTGCAAGTGCTTGAGCAGTATTAAAATTTATATTAATATTAGAATTTACATCTGCCAACTTCCTTGCACCTCTTTATTTATTTATTTTACTAGACCAGAAACAACTGATGCTTCTGCATTCTGGAAACCAGACGCTGCATCAATTATTTGATAAACTGTAGGAAGATCTAGTAGTTCCTCTAGTTGTTCTCTGTCATCTGCCAATTCTGGCTTGTATTGTTTCATTGCAATTTGAACGCAATCCATGAGAATATCCATGGACTTATCGTTATTATCAGCAACTGCTGCTAATTCTGCGAACTTTATCATAAATGGTCTTAGAAGAGACAACTTAAGCGCTCTAACTGGGACTTCTGTATTGTCGACTAACGTGATTGTTTTCTTATTATCTTTAGGCTTTTCGGCCATTGTTCCTCCTTAAGGTATGAATAAATTATACCACAGAGGCATTTTATTTTTTGGTTAGATCTTCATAGTCTAAACCCAAACCAATGCCAAACCCTGCCTGTGTTGCATTTACTCCTTGTAGGGCTAATATGTCATTTGAGTCAGTTGCCTTACCCTTACTAAATACCCTGGCTTTCATGTCTTCCCAAGCATTGCTCTTCTTGCCACTTGCCTTATCTAAATCTACTCCTTGCATAGCAGCCAAAAATTTCTTTTGAGAATAATCTAAATCTCTTTTTATTTTTAAGGTTGCTATAATTTCTGGCATTGACATTGAAGATTCAAGTTCTTCATAATCTTTCCATATACCTAAAAGAAAAACTTCAGATTCTAATTCTGCTAAATCTAATTCATCCCAACTTGATCCGCTCTCTGTGGCTTGTTTTTTTACTGTTTCTTCTGACTTTTCATTAATTTTAATTCCCGCAGAAAAATCTAATATCTGATAGATAGTTGGCATATCTATATTATCTTCTAGTTGTTCTTGTGTTTTTATTTCTGGAAAGTACTGTCTCATAGCAATAACAGTACATTTTGCTAAAGCATCAATTGCCTCGTCATCATTTTTAGCAATTTTAACATCTTCAAATTGATTTAAAAATAATTTAAGAAATTTTATTTTTAATGGAGTTATATATAATTCTGTTCCATCTATTAATTGTACGACGGCACTTTGATATATTTCTGTAGGCATAAAACTATTATACCAAACAGAAAGGCCCAGACTTTCAAGGGTCGTGGGCCTTCTGTATTATTAAGTTGTATTATGGTGTTGGTGTTACTGTACGATCAACGATCTTACCATAAGAGCCGTTATCGTTTGGAAGCAGACGGAATGAAACTTCAAACATTGTAGCCTCATCACGCTTTGCAGATACTGTTACACTCTCAATTGAAAGTGCACGATATGCAACATAGATTCGTTCCAAGTTTGAACCTTCTTCGCAGTCACCAGTTCCTGGACCTACTGCGACAATTCCTCGCTCAATCGGACATTCACCAAGAGTTCCTGCCTTGAGATTGAGTGTTGGGTTTCCTGATACTGTGCTAAGATCTGAATCAGATCCTGCTGTGGCAACAAGAAGATTTTCCAATGTTGATTCGGCAAATGCGGTATTTAGGTTAACCTGCATACCTTGCTTGAACAACTTTGCAACGTCAAGAACCTGATCTACTGCGACTTCACCAAAATCTGGCTGGAATTGAATTTCCAAACCATTCATGGTGTAACCCACGTTACGGAAATCAGCATCTCCATCAAGTGTTGTTGCGTACTTAGTACCACCAACATATGCTGGTAGATCTGCATCCGCAAGTAGTCCTTCGTATACCCAGACCTGCGCTGCACCTACGATAATATTACTGCTATTACCTAGAGCCATTTATTTCACCTCTTTATTTTTCTAGAAATTAAAAGGCGTGTTTCCTCATTGACAAGTATACAGCCTTTTTATGAATTTACTGAGTTTATAATGTCTTGCATTTGATGGTAGTCGTAGTCGATAATTATCTTATTACCCGCATAGGTTCGGGCTGTTCCGAAGTCTACTATATCCCGTGCCTCTTCTAACTGATATATCTTAAAGTCGTGGAAGTAGAACTTGCATTCCATACCGTCAAAAGTCTTGCCCTTAGTCCAGGCATTGAGTTCTTGAGCACTTTCATCTCCACGATCCATAAGTCTCATTATTGCCTCTTGAATCTGAATCATTTTTAAACTTGGACTTTCTCCAGTAGCATAAAAATAATATAGAACCTGTTCACATTTTATATGAGGAAATGCACCCCTACGCATTTTAAACATTCTATCCCATACTGCCATAGTTCCACCCTCTGGAAACTGCTTTTGTAAAGTTTCTAAAGTAGAAGGGCCAGTAGGGAAAAATGGAACATCTTCTAAGTCAGTTAACAAAGGAATATTTTCCTTAAGATACTGATTAATCCATAACACTGGTGTATTTAATACTGATGTTGACTCTGTCATCTCTTAACCCCCGCAGTTGCTACCCATTGATATCCTGTCTTAAGTCCAAGAGATCTTCCGCCTCTTTTGCCTGCATTTAAATTCTTTGAATAAACTTTTGGATATTTAAAGTATTGAGAAAGGCCACTTGCCTGTAAGAATGATTGTCTAAAATATATTCCAAAGAAATTGTTAATAACATTTTTAAATTGTCCTGCTGTCTGTCCTCCAGGATTTTCTACACGAACTGCATTCTTTGTATATATTTCTTCTCCATCAATCTCAAATCTAAGTGCCTCTGCTCTCTTAGGCATAATTGTAACGGCAACACCATTTTCCATTATTGTTGCTTTATTATAAAATGGAACATTGGATCCATTTTTTATGGACGTAGACTGTTTAAGTGATGACTTAAATGTAATTCCTATATTACTTATAGTATAGTCAATGTCAAACAATCTTGCTTCTGGACTTCCAGTTTTATGCCACTCATAAACATGGTGCAACGTTTCTGGAGAAACTCTGGCATTTGCATCTATAAATTGTGATGCTAATTCTGCTATTTGTGGGCCAAGTGCTAGATACATAGCCTTTTTACCACGCTGAACTCCTTCAACAAAACCAGTTGAATATTTCATTATATTATTCATTTCTTTTTGAAATTGTTTACTATTGATTACTAACTTAAGCATTAAACATCTACCGCCTGATTTTCAGATCTACGGATAATCAACTTGTAGTATTCTACATTTCCAAAGGGTCCTGCAAATGGATCATGGGTAGCAATTTCAAATATAGTAGATTTACCCGCACGAGGCCCAGATGTTTCTTTATAAATTTCATTACAATTTTTATCTTTTATGTTAGTAATAATAACATTTGTAATTGCATTTCTGGCTTCCATGCTTGATATTCTAATATCTGACTTACAACGACCAACCAATATTTTATCTTGTGTAAGATTAATGTTGGGGGTTACTTCTTCTTTAAAGGCCGTTCCTGCTGATGTAAAAGAGCATGCTATTGTCCTATCTAATATCCAAGTTTTTTTAACTTCTCCATATACACCTTGCTCAACTATAGGATGATATATATCTGCCAGCATCGGAAATGCGAAGTCTGTTTCCTCGCAAATCATTATAATACTCCTGGCTTAGTTATTGAAGTAATATATTTTTCTAGTATTTTGTCTACAAGAAGATTTCCAGTTCCATACACAATTCCTTTGTCAAACTGAATTCTAAACTGATCTGTATTGTATGCTGATATATATCTCTTGTAATAATCCAATTTACCACACTTAATATCATCAATAAGCATCTTTGCTGCTATTTCAACATCTGACGGAACGTTAAGATATCCAACACCTAATACAAAATCATAATCTACGCCTTTAGGAAAATCCGTGGGGACATAAGCCACGTGCCCCAAATCTCCATGTGCGGTTGCAATTTTTGTTATGTCGTGCTCCATCCTATTTCTTCGTTCGCTTGCAGTCGCTACATCAATTTTATAAATAGCAGACTTATCTGCTAACAATCTATATTCTACTTCATAATCTTCTTCATTGTCGCAATCATATACTAGTAAATTGTTTTCATAAACTTTTAAAATCTTGTTGGCATTGTGCCAAACAGGGAAATAATCTGAACCATTTCCAGAAGTGTTTATGATAATTTTTTTATTATAAAAGCCGTCTTTAATGTATGTGTCAATAAGAGATCTTGCAATTAACTCATAATTTTTATATTCATTAATCTCTGATGCTGTTTCCCCTAATGTGTTTGGGTCTATGTATGGTCTAATAACCTCGTAATATTCTTCATACAGTAAAACACTATCTAGTTCATGTTGAAAAACTTCTATCTTGTAATTATTATCATATTTTCCAGAAAATTTATGTGAATAATTATCTAAAACTTGTCCTGGAGTTACTGGTGATGGATATACTAATATTTGTTTTGAAGAGTCCGCCAGATCTGTTATTCTAACTCTTATGTCTTTATTATTAGGCCAAGTTAATGGCACAGTATAATATTGAACAACAATATTATTATATGGCGGAACTCTCAAAATTTGCACTATTACTTACCAAATTCCTTCGCTACTTCTTCTGGAGTAGCAAGTCTAATATAAGGCTTAGTTACCCATTCATCTGCAGCATCTTGTTTAACGATATTATATCCACGATAGACTTTTCCTAAACCTGGAACACTAATATTCTTTGTAGAAAATACTGCTAACTTTTCAACAGCAGGCTTTTCATTTTGTGGCGCTTCAACTGTTTTTGGTACCCAAGTTACTCCGATTGCTCCGTCTGCGACAGATCCTAGTGCCTGAGTTTCAGAAGAACTTGCTAAATCATTTGAAGTGATAGCAGTTACTTCTGGCTCTGGAGCAGAAACTGTTGCCTGAATATTGTTTTCTAGGGCAACCTCTTCTACCTTTGTCTCATACACAGGAGCCTCAACAACTGGTTCTTCGGCTAAGACTGCTTCCACAGAAAATTCTGCAGTAACATTATCGCTTAGAATGACTGATTCGCCCTCAGCAATATATGCTGGAACATTATTATCTAAATTATTTTCTTCCATTATTTACCTCCTTATGACTATTATAACAGAATACTAAAAGTTAAGAGGGGGAGGAGATCTAGCCCCTACCCCCTCTCAAAGGTTACTGTTTACAGATTATGCATCTGCAGCAGCGTCTGCCCATGTAATAGCGTCTTCTTCTTCCCATTGAATACCAAAACGGACGAAGACGGTATACTCAATTGTATCCTTCTTTGCCTTGTATTCACGGTTGACGACGATATCACGTTGGAAGCCCCATACACGGTTCTGTGGGAATGTCAAATCGACATATCCTTCTGGATAGTAAGGAACTTCTTGGACATCAATTCCGAGAACACGTGTTGTACGTGCTCCACCGAATGTCTGGCCGTTTCCATCAAGATATGCTTGACGGTTTGCAGCAGTACCAGCAACACGATTACCCATTGCTTCAGCAATTGCATCAGCAAGAGTACCGTTATGCTTAACGATACCAGCAAATGTGTCTGTACCTACATAGAACTTGAGGTTATTCTTAAGAGCACGATACTTACGTGGCATGCCTAGAATAATCTCTTGCATTTTTTCTGGTGTCCAAGCATTGTCAGCAACGGTCATCGCAACTTCGTGCGAATCTCCATTGTCCTTGTGCTTCTTGACGAATCCCTTCATAATTGAAAGGAAGTTTCCAGTTGCACCATCGCCATTAATAGCGAGGTCTTCAATATCGTTAGCGAATGCGTTTGTCATCAAGCGAACTAGATGATCTTCAAGCGCAGCCCCTTCAATATTATCTTCGAGTGCTTCAGCAGTAACTTCCCAATCTAGACGAATCTTCTTGGTTGTAAGTTCAACTTTGCTGAATGTAGCACCACTATTGGTGTAGTCACCGACACCTTGAGCAGCAGAACGAATTACTCGTTCACCCACGTTAATCTTTTCGAGTTCCATGGTATTTGCTCTCATTGTGACACGACGACCATCCTGGGCGAGAACTGTAGCGTCCCAAACGTAATCAATGAAACGCTGTGCCTGTTCAGGGCGTAGGATACCGCTTCCAGCCTCACCTGAAGGATTTACTGCATTTGGTCCTGTTGTAAGACCTAGGTTGGCGTTTGGAATGTTTCCAAGAACACCACCATCAGTATAATTGCCAGGGATATTTGAGCCTGCATCAGAACCAGATGCATACGCACCTTGTGCCTGATAAAGACCTGGTGTAGTTCCACCGAGTTGGCCTGATTCTCCTGGCTGGTTTTTCTTTATTTCTTCCGACATATTGTCACCTCCGAGTTGTTTACTTAATTAAATAAGTCGGCTGTTTTGAGGAAACGTCCGCCCCATAAGGATTTTTCAACCATAGTTTCCTGTGGTCGATCCTGAACGATCTCGCCTAGATCGCCAGACTTTCGGAATGCGGTATCTGCTTCTACTGCGTCAACACGCTTTCCAAACTCACTGAATCGTTCATTAGTTGCAGCGATATCTCTGGCGACTGCATCAAACGAACTTTTTACTGTCTCTTTGTCAATTGCGGTAGACTTTAGTACTTCTACCTCAGCCTGCAAAGACTTAAGAGTATTTGAAAGATCGCTAAAGGCCGATGTAATAGTTTCTTTAATTTCAGCAATTGCATCAATAACAACTACCTCATCTGACTTCTTCTTTGCCTTGAT